GCCCACATTATCGCCAAAGAGTCAAATGAGCAAATCTATTTTGCCCGCAACGGGAACAGTAGCAAATGTAGCTGCAACGTTGCCTCTTGGAATATATTCAGCATCTGCAACTTTTCTTTCTGGGGCTGCCGATCAGGTTGCTTATACCTACAAGAAACTTGGAGGCGATGTTCTCGATATCGAGATAAAAGCAAGTAATGTTTATGCGAATTATGAAGAGGCTGTTTTAGAATATAGCTATCTTATAAACCTTCATCAGTCCAAAAACATGCTTTCAGATGTTCTTGGCCACGCAACTGGCACATTTGACCAAGATGGAAATCTAGTCACGGGCCCCGCTAGTGTAAATTTAAAATATCCTCGTGTGATGTTTGAGTATGAGCGCAGAGTTTCAGATTCTTTTTCTTTCGAGGCAAATCTGGGAGGAACAATCCCAATCTATTCTGCTTCATTCGAGCTACATGCTGGCGTGCAGGATTATGATCTGCAAGCTATAATTTCTGGTTCTTCTGCCACTGGAATAGGCCCCAATGGACGTCCGGTTCCTTTTGCCGGTTTGGTCGGAGATCAAAGAGTCATTGTCAAAAAAGTTTTCTTTAAAACTCCCAATGCTATGTGGAGATTCTTTGGTTATTTTGGTGGCTTAAACGTCGTAGGTAACATGAACTATTACGGGCAATACACAGACGATTCAAGTTTCGAATTAATTCCATCATGGCACAACAAACTCCAAGCGAAGGCTTTTGAAGATCATCTGTGGACTAGACTTTCTCACTACTCTTACGAGATCAAAGGAAATATGTTAAGGATCTTTCCGCAGCCGGATTTAATAAATAGCTATCGTTTCATGTGGGTTGAATTTTCCGTGCTTCCGAATGCTTGGGATAATCCAGCCTCCTACGATATCGGCGTCAATGGGATTAATAATGTTAATACCCTTCCTTTTGACAATATCCCCTACGAAAATATTAATGCAATAGGTAAACAGTGGATCCGCAGATTTTCTCTGGCGCTCTCAAAAGAAACACTCGGACAAATTAGGGGCAAATTTCAAACTATCCCGATTCCCGGAGAATCTGTCAATTTAAATGCAGATGCTTTATTGAGTCAAGCTAAAGAAGAGCAAGCAGCGCTTAGAGATGAACTAAAAGAAATCCTCGATCAACTTACTTACCCAGAAATAGCTAAAACAGATGCAGAAAAGTCCGAGGCGGTGAATACAGTTCAAAAACGAATTCCGACACTAATTTTTCAAGGATAACAAAGTGAATGGCCGATGATAATAAATGGGAACAACCAGACGCACCTCCGCCGCCTTTATTTTTGGGCGAACCGGAGCGGAATCTTGTTAAGCAAGTTAATGATGAGCTTATGGAGCGAGTTATTGGACAACAAATCGCTTATTATCCCCTGGATGTCGAAAAGACCAATTATCATCCACTTTATGGGGAGGCCATAGAAAAAACATTTCTTCCCCCCATCCGTGTTTATGTCCTAGTTGACTGGCACGGATCCGAAACAGTTTATAGTGATAATGTTGGCCTCGATAAAGATTGGACGATAACGCTCCATTTTCACAGAAGAAGACTGACGGAAGACCAAGATTTATTTGTCCGGGAGGGAGATTTTGTTTTGTATGGTGACAGTTTATACGAAATAACAAAATTAATTCAACCAAGAATGTTATTTGGACAAATTGATTATTCATTTGAGATAACAGGCGAATGCACATTATCGAGGGAGAGCCTATTCGATGCCCAGTGAAGAAGAAAAATATAAAGGTTATAGGCCGTATTTCAAGGAAAAAGTAAGCAAAGATCATATCATAAAAGAAATGGTACTGATGCCATCAACAATCGAAACAATTGACACAGCTTTCTATCGATGGCTTGATGAAGAATTGAATATCTTCTCCTCAACCAATAAAGGGTGGAAGAAGGTCCCACTTATCTGGGTTGCAGCCGAGAGAGCTTATCAAATTAAAAATAATAAAGATCTAAGAGATGATAATGGCAGATTAAAATTACCTTTGATAACAGTCAATAGGACATCATTAATAAAAGACCCAGCCATGAAGGGTGTAGCGTGGGCACACATTCCAGTTCAAAATGATGCACGAGGCGGCGCAATTGTTATGGCAAGAAGAATTAATCAAGATAAAACATCAAATTTTGCTAACGCAGATGCCAACAAATTAACCAGGGGCCAAGCGAATTTCCCGACAAACAACAAGAAGATTGTTTATAACACCATAACATCTCCAGTTCCAACTTATGTTGTTGCAAATTACGATGTAATAATTCGTTCTGAATATCAACAACAATTAAATGAAATGTTTACTCCTTTTATAGTAAAAACTGGCCAAATTAATAACTTTTTTATAAAAGATAGTGGTCACAAGTTCGAAGGCTTTATTCAGGGAGATTTTTCTCTTGATAATAATGTTGTAAACATGGGCGACGAAGAAAGAATTTATAGAACAACAATCAATATTAAAATCTTAGGTTATCTTTTGGGCGCCTCAAAAAATGATGAAAGACCAAAGATTACAGTGCGAGAAAATGCAGTTGAGGTCAGGACTCCCCGGGAGCATGTAATCTTGGGTGATATAAAAGATTTTGGAAAGCCACCACAGAAGAAATAGCATTATAATTTATAAGATTTTGAAAGTTTGTAGGACTATTTATAGATGTAAAAGTAAAATTAAATTGCTTGATAGGAGAATCTTTACATGTCAGTTAAGAAGTTTAAATTTGTTTCTCCAGGTATTTTCCTGAATGAAGTAGATAATTCTCAACTCCCTGCGGTACGTCAGGTTGTTGGTCCAATTATTGTCGGGAGGACGCTAGGAGGCCCATCAATGAGGCCTTATAGAGTCGAATCTCCCTCTGAGTTTGTCCAAGTTTTTGGCAACCCAGTTGCGGGTGCCATGGCCGCAGGAGATGTTTGGAGAGAAGGCAATTTGACGGGCCCCACATATGGATCATATGCTGCTATGGCATATTTGAAAGCAAATGTTGGCCCAATTACCATGTTTCGACTTTTGGGAGAAGGCAACCCGGATGCATCCAATGATACCACAGCGCTTGCCGGGTGGAAATGTGATACATCCCTTACTCCCACTGCGGGCGGTGGAGCGTATGGCATTTTTGTTTTTCCAAGCGGCACCGTAGCTGCTACTCCAGGCCTAACTGGAACCCTCGCCGCGATTGTATACGCCAATTCTGGCAATTTAGCCATTAGTGGGGATGCTATTTCAGGCTCCATGGGGGCCGACGTCTGCCCGGGATTTGTGGGATATGGTGCCCTTGTAAAATCTCAAGGTGATAACACTCAGTTTAATATAGGAATTTGGGACGAGGGTACAACCCCCGCAGCCAGCGCCGACTTTGAATATCAAACTGCAGTTAACTTCGATAGAGATAGCAATCTTTTTATTAGAGATGTGTTGAACACAAACCCTCAATTAACAAATAATGAATTTGTTCAAACTGCTTCTTTGAAACAGGCACAAAATTTTTACTGGCTCGGAGAAAGCTTCGAACAGAATGTTGAAGACCGTATTGGACTGGACAGTCCGACCTGGATCTTGTTGGCACCACTCGCAACAGGCTCATCCGCCATCGGTGGTGCAGCAGAAAAAGATGACTATAAGATGGATTTTAAATACGCCGCGACCAGTTATTTTTTCTCACAAGATTTGGGAAATGACGCCTCCAATTATCGTCCAACTGACATGACTAAATTGTTTAGGATTGTCGCTCTGGACGGAGGTCGCTGGACCCAAGATCAGTTTAAGGTCTCAATCCAGGATATTAAAGCTCCGACAAACGCTGTGGAGCCCTATGGCTCTTTTAGCGTGGTCCTTCGAGCAGCTTCTGATAGAGATAGCGTGGTGCGGGTAGTCGAACAATTTACCAACGTCAACTTAAATCCGGCTTCGGAAAATTATATTGGAAGAGTCATCGGTGATACCTATTACGAATTTGATTATGATAACGGAAGAGTGATGAGGCAGTACGGACAGTATACCAATAAATCCAAGTACATCCGAGTAGAACTAAACCCCGATATTGATCAAGGCACCGCGAATCCCAAGTATTTGCCATTTGGAGTCATGGGCCCGCTGCGTTTTGAGCAGATACAGTACGCGAGTGGTTCGAGCGTTCCTAGCTTCGCCTTTATGATGGGTTCCGGCTCAACTCCAGGAGCCGCAGGTCTTCCCCTGTCCCTTCGCGCAGGCGTCGCCGGTGATCCCGGCGCCGCCCCAGCTGAGGGTCTTTGGCTCGGCAACACGCCCCTCGTGGAGCTTATCATACAATTTCCCACTCCATCAGTACGGAGATCAGCCTCAGCCGGAGGCCTCGCCGATCAAACGGATGCTTATTTCGGACTCCAGACAACTCAGGGACCAAATTCTTCAAAATTCGATCAAGGCTACGGCGATTATCTTTGGAGAATGCCAGATGGCATTACACAAGAAGATACTTTAGTTGGAATCGTCGGTGATGACCATGTTGAATATAGTTTTCAGGTTAGTTTAGATGATGTTATCATCACCGGCTCTAGCAATCAGAATGTCTATTGGGAACGCGGGTCTCGCCGCGCGGGATCGTCCTCAACGGCTGTAGCTGGAAATTGGAGAGCCATCCTTAACGCTGGCTATGATAGAATCACGGCGCCTATGTATGGAGGCTTCGACGGCCTGAATATCAGAGAGGCAGAACCATTTAGAAATAATTTCTTAAGCGTTGGCGGCAATTTGGATACAGCAAATTATGCGTTTAACTCAGTTAAGAGAGCCATCGATACAGTAAGAGACGCGGATTATGTTGAATGCAATGCCATGACAATTCCGGGGGTTACTAATAATTCTTTGACGCAGCACCTTATAGATACATGTGAAGACAGAGCAGACGCCCTAGCAATCATTGATTTACCGGACGTTTATACTCCATTTACGGATAGCTTCGAGAACTTTTACGCAAGGAATCAATTCACGATTCAACAATGTATCAACAATCTTACAGAGAGACAAATTAACTCTTCTTATGGGTGTACTTATTATCCTTGGGTTCAAATCTTGGATACAATTTCAAACAATCTTCTGTGGGTACCGCCATCTGTTGTGGCTTTGGGTACTTTTGCTTCTTCGGAGGCAAAATCAGAAGTTTGGTTTGCTCCCGCTGGATTTAATAGGGGCGGTCTAACTGAGGGCGCAGCCGGATGGCCGGTAACCAACATTACAAGGAGATTAACGTCCAAAGACAGAGACAATCTTTATGAAGTGAATATTAATCCCATCGCGTCTTTCCCATCAGAGGGAATTGTTGTTTTCGGACAAAAGACACTTCAAGTTACTAGATCTGCTTTGGATAGAATTAATGTTCGTCGATTGTTGATTTACATCAAAAAGCACGTTTCAAGAATTTCTTCTGGAATCTTATTTGACCAGAATGTCCAAGTTACTTGGAATAGATTCTTGGGCGAGGTTCAACCTTTCTTAGCAAGTGTCCAATCCAGAC